TGTAAGTGGTACTACAGGTTCAAATGGAACTTCAGGACGGTCTGGAGTTAACGGAACATCAGGACAAAATGGAACTTCAGGAACTACAGGTTCAAATGGAACCTCAGGCCAAAATGGTGTTAATGGAACCTCAGGAAAATCTGGAGTAGCTGGAACTACAGGTTCGAACGGAACTTCAGGTCAATCAGGTGCAAACGGCACTTCAGGTAAAAACGGTACTTCAGGTACAACTGGTTCAAATGGTACAGCAGGACGGGGTGGAGTTAACGGCACTTCAGGTACTTCAGCTGTAAGTGGTACTACAGGTTCAAGTGGTACAGCTGGTAAATCTGGAGTAAATGGCACTTCTGGTCGGTCTGGTACTTCAGGTACTTCAGGAGGTTCAAATGGAACCTCAGGTGCAAATGGCGCTAATGGTACTAGTGGTAAATCAGGTGTTTCAGGAACTACAGGCTCAAACGGTACTGCCGGACAAAATGGCAACAATGGTACATCAGGTAAATCAGGTACTTCAGGTACTTCAGGAGGTTCAAACGGAACTTCTGGTGCAAACGGTGTAAGTGGTACTTCAGGAAAATCAGGTACTTCGGGAACTACAGGTTCAAACGGAACATCAGGTCAAAACGGCGCAAACGGAACTTCAGGTAAATCAGGTTTATCAGGTACAACAGGTTCAGCAGGTACTGCAGGACGGTCTGGAGCCAATGGTACTTCAGGTACCAGCGCAGTTTCAGGTACTACAGGTTCAAGTGGTACAGCTGGTAAATCTGGGGTTAATGGTACTTCAGGACGGAATGGCACTTCAGGCACTTCAGGAGGTTCAAACGGAACTTCTGGTGCAAACGGTGCAAACGGAACTTCAGGTAAATCCGGTGTTTCAGGAACTACAGGTTCAAACGGTACAGCAGGACGGAATGGCAATAATGGAACCTCTGGTAAATCAGGTACAAGCGGTACTTCAGGAGGTTCAAACGGAACTTCTGGTGCAAACGGTGCAAACGGAACTTCAGGTAAATCCGGTGTTTCAGGAACTACAGGTTCAAGCGGTACTTCTGGACAGAATGGTAATAATGGCACTTCAGGTAAATCCGGAGTAGCTGGAACTACAGGTTCAGCAGGTACTGCAGGACGGTCTGGAGCTAACGGTACTTCAGGAACAAGTGGTGTTTCAGGTACTAATGGTTCTTCTGGTTCTTCAGGTTTATCTGGAGCCGCAGGAATTTCAGGTGCTAGTGCTACTTCAGGAACTAATGGTTCAGGAGGTACTGCAGGTAAAAATGGTGCAAGTGGTACTTCTGGTCAGTCTGGTACTTCAGGTACTTCAGGAGGTTCTAATGGAACTTCAGGTGCAAATGGTGCAAATGGCACTTCAGGAAAATCTGGAGTAAGTGGTACTACAGGTTCAAGCGGTACTGCTGGGCGGAATGGTAATAATGGCACTTCAGGTAAATCAGGTACAAGCGGTACTTCAGGAGGTTCAAACGGAACCTCAGGACGGAGCGGTACAACAGGTTCAAGTGGTACAGCTGGTAAATCTGGTTTAACCAACACCTCAGGTACTTCTGGTAGAGCAGGTACAACAGGTTCAAACGGAAGTACTTCCGGGCGGAGTGGCACCTCAGGCTCTTCAGGTACTGCCGGTAAAGCAGGTTCAACTCAAACTTCGGGTACTTCAGGACGGAGTGGTACAACTGGTTCAAATGGTGGTACAGCTGGTAGAGGAGGTTCATCTCAAACTTCAGGTACTTCAGGACTGAGTGGTACTACAGGTTCAAGCGGTACTGCTGGTAGAGGAGGTTTAACCAATACCTCAGGTACTTCTGGTAGAGCAGGTACAACAGGTTCAAACGGAAGTACTTCAGGACGGAGCGGTACAACAGGTTCTTCAGGTACAGCTGGTAAAGCAGGTTTAACTCAAACTTCTGGTACTTCTGGTCGGTCTGGTACTTCAGGTACCTCAGGAGGTTCTAGTGGTACTTCAGGACGGAGTGGTACAACAGGTTCATCTGGTACAGCTGGTAGATCTGGTTTAACTCAAACTTCTGGTACTTCGGGTAAAGCAGGTACAACAGGTTCAAACGGAAGTACTTCAGGACGGGGTGGTACATCAGGTTCAAGTGGTACATCAGGTAGAGCAGGACTTACTGGTACTTCAGGTACTTCAGGACGAAATGGAACTACTGGTTCAAATGGTGCTAACGCAGCTTCAGGTCAAAACGGCTCATCAGGTACTTCAGGTAGAACTGGTACTTCAGGTACAAACGGTACTAGTGGTAGATCAGGTAATGTGGGTTCAGCTGGTACTTATGTTAGTGTAATACCAGGTACTGGATTAGATGGAGGTGGTTCTTTAATTGGTGATGTTACTTTAAGCATTGAATCTGATTTAAGAGATGGTATTGAGTATGTTGGTTTAGATTCTGGAGATTACATTCGGTGGGTAAATAACTCTTACACATCATTCTTTGTAAATGGTGGAGAAAGAGCTCGTTTAGAATCCGACGGAGACCTTCACGTAGATAGTGACGTAATTGCATACTCAACTACAGTTTCTGATGAAAGATTAAAGGATAATGTATTTACTATTGAAAACGCACTTGAAAAAGTAACTCAATTACGAGGTGTAGAATATGATTGGCTCTCAGGATCTAGAAAAGGACAACATGATTTAGGAGTAATCGCTCAAGAAATTGAAAGAGTAATTCCTCACATTGTAAGAGAAAAAACATTACAATTGGGTGATTATGGAACTCAAAATGTAACAGTTAAAACTGTTGATTACGAAAAATTAACTGCTTTATTAATTGAAGCCGTTAAAGAATTACAAAACCAAATAGATGAATTAAAAAATAAAATATCATGACGTTACAAGAATTAAAAAACAGTATTTTAGCTAAAGAAGGAATTCTATCTCTTATAGAAGAGGTAGATGTTATGGTTGGGGAAAACTATTTTCAAAAACGTTTAGGTTTTCTTCTTCAAATATCTGAAGAAAGAACAACCCCTATCTATGCTTTATGCCATGTTGCTATTATAAACGGAATAGAAACCGCTAACATTGATCCAGCTTTTGATAATGAATATTCTTCAGCTTTAAAATATAAATTTTCTGAAGATGCTAGAGCTTTACTCTTATCAAAACAAACTAATGGTGAAATTGTAACTTACAACAATGTTATTACTAATAGTGAAATTACAGCAGTTTATGCTCTTATTAGTAAAATAGTTGATGGTAATTATTCTACTTTAGGATGTATAATTACTAAAAATGCGGCCTCTCAATTAGTTTATAACGAAGTTCCTGCGGATGTAATACCAAAAGAATAATATGCCTGGTACTAAAATTTCTTGGGGTTTACCACCATTTACAAATTTAAGGCTTGCTCAAGACGCAGGTCAATGGTCTAACTATGAACAAACCTTTTCAGGAAATGGTACTACCTATAGCCCTAGTAATTTAAGTTTATTAAACGCAAGTGCTATTTCAGGTAGTGGTGGTTTAAGCCAAAATGGGTGGGCTGCAAGATTAGGTATATATGATACTGGAACTTTAGCTGCTTTCCCTATAAGTGGTAATACTTATCCTAACTCAAACCCTTTAATGTTAGGATTTTATTTAGCTAACCAAACATATCCTACAACCCAATCAACTTATTATCAGTTTAACGATGATTCTACTCGTGCTACAGGAAAAAATGTAAGAATGAGTGGATTAACTAACTGGACTTATACTAATATTACAGCTCCTTTTGGGCAAGTAAAACAACATTCTACTTATCCTGCTTCAAATACAGGTTATTTTAATACCGCTACCCAAAGATGGAAAATGCTTTGGGCTGATAGTGCTTATGGGGTAGGTGTTTATGAACGATCTACTACTACAGACATAGGTTTTGTATTGTGGAATTTAGGCAATGGTGCTGGTAATGCATCAGCTCCTATAGTTACTACAGCTACTGAGGCTTCTTTAGGGATTGTTTATATGGGCTCTATAGCTTCTTTAATTAAAAATTTTGGTACTTATAAGTTTATCCTAACTGGAGGTCGTTCTACAGCTTCTACAGCTCAAATTAGATATAAAGTACATGTTGTTGATACTACAACAGGTATTACTGCTTCTCCAACTCAATCAGCTAGCATAACAATGCACACTAGCAATGCTGTTGATTGTTGTACGGTTCATTTTGGGATTGATTACAAAGCCTGGTCTGTAGTATCTAGAGGAAATTCTAATCTGCGGGCTAATGTTATTCAATACGATCGTATAGCTAATACAATTACGGCACAGTTTGCTTTACAAACTTTACATAGCTTAAATCGTTATAGTACTTATGCAACAGCAGTACCAGTTTCAGGAAGTAGCTTATATAATTTTAATGTTTACACAGGAGCAAGAAGTACTAATTACAATAGCAATTTATATATTAGAAGAACAACCCATACTGCTACTACTTTAACTTTAGGAACAGAAAGAACTATAGCAAGTAGTGGTAATAATATGAGACGTGACGTAGCTTGTATACTTGAAGATGATTTATCGATAGGTAAAGTTTGGCTTTTAGTAGGATACGTAGCTGGTACTTTAAGTACAACATGCTTAAATTTATATGTAGTAGAACACGATATAGCAACTGATACTTACACTCAAGTAGGAGCTACTTTTACCCCTACTTTAGCTTTCACTCCAGGTAATGAAGGTAGTTTTGGTCTACAAAGAATGACAAATGTTTATGAAAGACCAGTTAATACTATTCCAAATATAAACACCACTGATTATTATACAACTAAAATTTGTTATGTAGCTTTAAGTTACTCTCATAGTAACTCAGATGTTACACCTGCTGTTGTAGAGGTATTAAGAATTCCTTATAGTACAGCATTATATCATCCTTCTTCACCAACCCCCGCAGTAACTATTAGAGATAAAGCTGAAATGGTACTTAGATTAAATTATGTAGCTGGAAGTACTATACTAGATAGTGCTACCGGTCTAACTCCTTTCTTTAATGATTTTAATCATGATTTAACTTTCCCTTCAGTTCAATTTAGGGGGGCTGCTGGTAATTATGGTTTAGCATATGCCACAACCAAATTAAATGGTTCAAATAGAGACCCATATTTTTTCTCTACATATTTTTCTTAATAAATTTGGCAGTGTAAAAATTATATTTTATGTTATATAATGTAAAAGGGGTAGAATACCCCTTTATTTTTTAATATTTATCGATAAATGATGAATAACCACTTGAATGGCTGAAACTAGAAAATTTTCCAGTAGACAGGATACCCCAGGTCAATCAGTTTTTAAACAAGACCTGTTTCTACTTAGCGTTCCTTCAGGTTCAGCTCAAAGAGCTTTATCTGTTGATGACGATGGTAGAGTAATCTCTATTGAGGTATCAGCTGCTTTAAATGGATCATCTGGTTCAAGTGGACAAAATTCATCTTCAGGTTCATCCGGTACCTCGGGTACAAGTGGTAAATCTGGCTCTTCAGGTACTTCAGGTAGTGCGGGTGAAACTAAAACCTCAGGTGAATCAGGTTCATCAGGTAGTTCAGGAGCATCTTCAGGAACATCAGGTAGTGCTAGATCCAGTGGATCATCAGGTTCATCTGGTTCTAGCGGTACTCATGGTAGATCAGGTTCATCAGGTACATCTGGTAGAAATGGAACTTCTGGCTCTTCAGGCACTTCAGGAAGCACAGGTACTTCAGGTATAGCAGGTTTAGCAGGAGAATCAAATACTTCAGGCTCTTCAGGCTCTTCAGGTAGTTCGGGTTCTCAAGGCACTTCAGGTCGTTCAGGTACTTCAGGCACTTCAGGTCGCTCAGGTTCTTCAGGTTCTTCTGGTACTTCAGGAAGCACAGGTACCTCAGGTATAGCAGGTCTATCAGGAGAATCAAATACTTCTGGTTCATCTGGTAGTTCAGGTAGCTCAGGTTCACAAGGAACTTCAGGTAGAAATGGAACTTCAGGCACTGCGGGTTCATCCGGTACTTCAGGTTCTTCTGGTACTTCAGGAAGCACAGGTACCTCAGGTATAGCAGGTCTATCAGGAGAATCTGCTACCTCAGGAACATCAGGTTCAACAGGTTCATCAGGTTCAAATGGAGCTAATGGCACTTCAGGTCGCTCAGGTACTTCAGGTACCGCGGGTTCATCGGGTACTGCGGGTTCAAGCGGTACTTCAGGTTCAACAGGTACTAGTGGTATATCTGGTTTAGCAGGAGAATCTGCTACCTCCGGTAGTTCAGGTTCTTCAGGTAGCTCAGGTTCACAAGGAACTTCAGGTAGAGCAGGTACCTCAGGTACAGCTGGCTCATCCGGTACTTCAGGTTCTTCTGGTACTTCAGGTTCAACAGGTACCTCAGGTATAGCAGGCTTATCAGGAGAATCTGCTACCTCCGGTAGTTCAGGTTCTTCAGGTAGCTCAGGTTCACAAGGAACTTCAGGTAGAAATGGCACTTCAGGTACAGCTGGAAGTTCAGGAACTTCGGGTTCTTCAGGTACATCTGGTTCAACAGGTACCTCAGGTATAGCAGGTTTATCAGGAGAATCGGCTACTTCAGGTACTTCAGGGAGTACAGGTAGTTCAGGTTCAAATGGAGCTAATGGCACTTCAGGTAGAGCAGGCACTTCAGGTACCGCAGGTTCATCAGGTACCTCAGGTTCATCTGGCACTTCAGGAAGTACAGGTACTTCAGGTATAGCAGGCTTATCAGGAGAATCTGCTACCTCCGGTAGTTCAGGTTCTTCAGGTTCACAAGGAACCTCAGGTAGAGCAGGTACCTCAGGTACAGCTGGACGCTCAGGAACTTCGGGTTCTTCAGGTACATCTGGTTCAACAGGTACCTCAGGTATCTCAGGTGTAGCAGGTGCTAGCGGCTCAAGCGGTTCTTCAGGTTTAGCAGGTAGTTCAGGTACTTCTGGTTCAGCAGGAACAAGTGGATTTGGAAGTTATTATGTAGGATACTGTTATAATCTTATAGATTGTGCAGGAACTATGCCAGCAAATGCTGCTACAGCTTCAACAGATGTTTCCTCTTATAGTGCTATTACTGAATTTTATTTACACCAAGAAAGTTGTTTTGGAAATGTTACATCTTCTATATTAAACTACCCAATAGGAAATAAACTAAGAGTTAGTAATGAAAATGTATCTGGAGTTGGAGGTGGAAGTGCCTACTACACAGTTGATAATATTTACTTTTCAGTAGTTGATATTGTAGTTGAAGTTACTTATTTATATGGCGATTTTACTTATAATGGTAACTGTAGTGGTCCTACTACAGATGTTTGTAATGTGCATTCTTGCACTCAAACTATTTTCTTTGAAGTTCCATATGCTTCAGGTACCTCAGGTACTTCAGGTAGTGCTGGTACTGCTGGTAAAAGGGGATCTTCAGGTACAAGTGGTTCTTCAGGTTCATCCGGCACCTCAGGTAAAGCAGGTACTTCAGGTTCATCAGGTAGCTCAGGTTCACAAGGAACCTCAGGTAGAGCAGGTACCTCAGGTACAGCTGGACGCTCAGGAACTTCGGGTTCTTCAGGTACATCTGGTTCAACAGGTACTTCAGGTATAGCAGGTCTATCAGGAGAATCTGCTACTTCAGGTACTTCAGGTTCATCAGGTTCAGCAGGTTCAGCAGGTACCTCTGGTCGGTCTGGTACTTCGGGTACTTCTGGTCGAAATGGTACTTCTGGTTCCTCAGGTACTACCTCAGGTACTTCTGGCTCAAATGGAACTTCAGGTAAAGCAGGTTCTTCAGGTACAGCAGGACGAGCCGGAACTTCAGGTTCTTCTGGTTCTACATCTGGTACAAGTGGCTCAAACGGAACTTCAGGTAGAGCAGGTACCTCAGGTACAGCTGGACGTTCAGGAACTAGTGGCACTTCAGGTTCTTCTGGTTCAACAGGTACTTCAGGTATAGCAGGTCTATCAGGAGAATCTGCTACTTCAGGTACTTCAGGTTCATCAGGTTCAGCAGGTACCTCTGGTCGGTCTGGCACTTCAGGTACTTCAGGTAGAAATGGAACATCAGGTTCTTCGGGTACTACCTCAGGTACAAGTGGCTCAAACGGAACCTCAGGACGTGCTGGCACTTCGGGTACATCCGGTAGAAATGGAACATCAGGTTCCTCAGGTACTACCTCAGGTACTTCTGGTTCAAATGGAACTTCAGGACGTGCTGGCACTTCAGGTACTGCTGGACGTTCAGGGACTAATGGAACTTCAGGTTCTTCTGGTTCAACAGGTACTTCAGGTATATCTGGTTTAGCAGGAGAATCTGCTACTTCAGGTTCAGCAGGTACATCAGGTAAATCTGGTACTTCAGGTACCTCTGGTCGAAATGGTACTTCTGGTTCTTCAGGTACTACTTCAGGTACTTCTGGTTCAAATGGAACTTCAGGTAGAGCAGGTACTTCTGGCACCTCAGGTAGAAATGGAACATCAGGTTCCTCAGGTACTACCTCAGGTACTTCGGGTTCAAATGGTACTTCGGGTAAAGCAGGCTCTTCAGGAACTTCGGGTCGGGCGGGAACTAGTGGAACATCTGGTAGAAACGGAACATCAGGTTCTTCGGGTACTACTTCAGGTACTTCTGGTTCAAATGGTACTGCTGGTAAAGCCGGTTCTTCAGGCACTTCAGGTAGGTCAGGTACAAATGGTTCCTCAGGTTCTACTTCAGGACGGTCAGGTTCATCAGGTACTTCAGGTAGAGCAGGTACTTCAGGTACAGCTGGTAGAGGAGGTACTTCAGGTACTTCAGGAACTAGTGGTTCTACAGGTACTAGTGGTATAAATGCTTTATCAGGTCCTTCAGGTAGTTCAGGTTCTACTGGCTCAGCAGGTACCTCAGGTAGATCTAGTACAAGTGGTACAGCAGGAACTGCAGGTAGATCTGGAGTATCAGGTACTAATGGCACTTCATGTTGTCCAACTATCGCAGAAGTTCGAAATAACCCAGGTGAGTATGGATTCCTTGAACCTGAAGTTCCTGACAATACTGGGTTAGCAGCAGCAGGTTGGTTAGTATTTAATATTACTGGTATTGATTTTTATGTTCCTGCTTGGTACCAACCTTAATTAAATAATTTGGATGTTTAACAAAAAGTTATTATATTATAGTTATAGTTTTAAAATAGTCTATGAAAAAATTACTTTGTATTGCTCCTCACTTATCAACAGGAGGATTACCTCAATATTTGACTAAAAAAATCGAACTCATTAAAGATGAATTTGAAATTTATCTTATAGAGTGGCATGATTTAACCGGAGGAGTTCTTGTAGTTCAAAAAGAACGTTTACAAAAACTTATACCTTCTGATAGATTTTTTGTTTTAGGAGAAGACAAAACAGAAATAATTCATATAATTAACAGTATTCAGCCGGATATTATCCATTTAGAGGAAATACCTGAATATTTTATGGATTTTGAAATCGCCAAAGAGATTTACAGGACTGATCGTCCTTATTTTATTGTAGAAACTTCTCATGATTCTTCATACGATACTTCTCGTAAATCTTTTTTTCCTGATAAATTTCTTTTTGTATCTGAGTGGCAAGTTCAACAATATAAAGACATCAATGTTCCTAAAAAAGTAGTTTATTATCCTATTGAATATAAAGAACGTCCTAATCGTGAAGAGGCATTACGTGCTTTAGGATTAAACCCAAATAAAAAGCATGTTTTACACGTTGGTCTGTTCACACCACGTAAAAATCAAAAAGAATTTTTTGAATATGCCCGAATGCTGCCTGATGTTGAATTTCATAGTGTAGGAAATCAAGCAGATAATTTTAGAGATTATTGGGAACCACTAATGGCCGATAAGCCATCAAATGTTACCTGGTGGAATGAACGTAAAGATGTAGATAACTTTTACAAGGCTATGGATTTGTTTTTATTTACATCACGTGGTTCAAATACTGATAAAGAAACTATGCCTTTAGTAATCCGTGAATCTATTTCATGGAACATGAACCTTTTAATTTACAATCTTCCAGTATACTTAGATTATTTTAATCAATTTAGTAATGTAAATTATTTAGATTTTGATAATAAAAATAAAAATGCTGAATTAATTAAATCTACTTTAGGATTAGTTGAATCTAAAAATATTGTTAACGATATTAAAGATGAAGCATTTATTATTTCAACTTATCCTATTACTAAGGCAATAATCGATACTACTAAAGAGTGTATCCAGGCTGTTAAAGCAACAGGCCGCAAAGTTATTTTAACCTCACATATTCCTATTCCAAAAGAATTAGATGATATTGTAGATTATTCAATTAATGATAACAATAATATCTTAACAAAACATACATTTTATGCTAATTCTTGGGTTAGCACCCCAGAATTTAAAGCTCATGTAATTTTAAGTGGTGAAGATAATGATGTATACCATGGGCCTACTTGTTATACTAACTATTATAATGGAGCAGCTTTAGCACAGGGATTAGGAATTCAAAAAGTTTATTTTTTAAATTATGACTATATTTTAAAAGATTCTTCTTATGTTGATAAAATTAGTAATATTTTAAATACTAAAAATGCTTTTTTTGGAGAAAATGAAGCATTAGAAGGTAAACAAATTACAACATGGTTTTTAGGAATTCGTCCTGAACTATTTTTATCTAAACCTAAAATTGATACTGCAAACCAATATGATGATTTAATGAGTTTATGGGGTGCCGAATCTAATGGCTTAGAAAATCTAATGTATCATGGGTTTAAAAATATTTCTAACATACATTGGGAACCCAAAGAAGTTTTTGAAACTGAATGTAGTAAAACTTTTACTCATAAAGATTATTCACGAGTAGAATATTTTACAGTATTACCTACAAACATCCCAAATTACTTTGCTCCATTTGTTCAAATTTCTAATAGTAACGATAGTCGTTTAATTAAATATACTTTAGAAAAAAATGGTCAAGTTGTTAAGCAAGAAGACTATAAAGTAGTAAGCAAATTTAGTGGAAAAGATTTAGTTCCATACTCATCTTCAGATATATTTAAAGTTAAATGGGACATTTATGATTTAGATACTAATGCTTATTTAGAAACTAAAGAAATTGTTGTAGATTCTCAATACAGAAATAATAATTTTTCATTAAATGGAATGTTTGAATGGTATGGAGAATCTCCTCAACCAATCTCTTTAGATAAATTGAAAATTAAAGCAATGCATCTGGTTACAGAACCAGATATTAATCCTAAAGAAATTCGTTCTATAGAAAGTATTAAGGATTTTTGTAATAAAACAGGTATTGTTTATGAACAGAGAGTAAATGTTATTTGGAAAGATTTACCTCCTATTGATACTTGTGCTCGTCCCGAAGTAGTTCAGGATAGACCTGGTTACTATAAACTTGCTCCGGGACACTATGGTTGTTATCTTGCCCACAAGAATGCTATTATGGCCGAGGATAATAAAGATTATGATTACATTTTAATTTTTGAGGGTGATGTAATTATTGATTCTAATTACGAAGAATTGTATGAAGATTTAAAACGTTTTAGTCGAATTTCTAAAGAACAATTTCAAGATATAATAGGTTTTGGAAATCCTTGGCAAGATAGAAATTTAAATGGTCCTAAAATTGAAGATGTTTATACAGATGTAACTCCATTTATCCCGGCTCAATCATATTTAATTAATAAAGAATTTATTCCTAAAATTCAATTTTTATTAGAATCAACTCCTTGGGATGCTATTGATTTATGGGTATGTAATGTAGCTAAATTAAAAGTAGGTACAGCTGAAAAAATTTATACTAAACATCTTCCAGGATTTAGTATTGTAGAACAAGCAATAAAAGATGGTAGAACTGATAATCCTTTAATTTTTGTAAATGACTAATTTTGAATCAATTGATGGCTTATATTTCCCTTCAGATGTAGATGCTGATTGGTTACGTAATGTAAAAAAAGAAATATGGGAAGATAATGAATACGATCGTTATGGTATCCAAATCCACCCAGGGGATATTGTACTTGATTTTGGAGCTAATGTAGGAGCTTTTACTAAATATGCTTTAAGTAAGGGTGCCCATCATGTTTATGCTTTTGAAGCTCAAGACCATTATTTTGATTGTCTTTCGTTAAATTGTCGTAATGATTATAATGTTACTAAAGTAAAAGGTTTTATTAGTGATAGATTTGAATATGGTCACTATAATTTTCCTACTATTTTTGATAAGTTTAATTTAGGAAGAGTAAATTTTTGTAAAGTTGATATCGAATATTGGGAATATCCTTTATTATTAAATGCTTCTTCTGAAGATATTAAAAAAATAGACCAATTTGCTATTGAAGTTCATGATATTTACGAAAATTACTATAAAGTATTTGAAATACTAGAAATGTTTAGCAAAAATAATTTTGCAACTAACTTTGAACACATACACAAAGATTATAACTTAGGAATGATATACGCTAAAAATAAAAGTTTATGAAAATATGCCATGTAGATCCCGCTTGCGGTTTAGATATTCCTCCTAAAAACTGGGGGGCTATTGAAAAAATTATTTGGGAATTTGAAACCAATCAACGTGCCTTAGGTCACCAATCAACCCACAAATTAGCAGGACATATCAACCCAGGTGAATATGATATAGTACATTGTCATGTTGCTAACTTAGCTATTGAATTAAAAAATAGAGGTATTCCTTACATTTATCAAATTCATGATCACCATGTTTGGTACTATGGAAAAGACTCTCATACCTACAAAGAAAATTTAGAAGCTATTGATGGTTCTTTAGTTTCTTTAATGCCCGCTAAATGGTTAGTAGAATATTTTAACCACCCTAAATGTTTATATTTCGCTCATGGGGTTAATAATAACGAATTTTACCCTCTAATTAAAAATAAACCAAAACCTACTGAACCTAAATTATTGATGTTAGCTAATAACGGAATGGGGGGTAAAAATGGCCACGACCGAAAAGGTTTTGCTTACGGGATTGGTTTAGCTATGGGGAGAAGTTTACCTATTACTATAGTAGGTCCTAGAAATAATGAAAATTGGTTTAATGAAAATCTCTGGGCATTTAATTATTCTAAATTGAAAATTGTTTGGGAACCTGATAATAAAACCTTACGCAGAATCTATCACGAACACGATATATTCCTCCACCCTTCAGAGTTGGAAGCAGGACACCCTAACCTTACATTGTTAGAAGCAGCAGCTTGTGGATTACCTATTGTTGGGTGGATTGAAATGGAAACTGATTTTTTAGGAATGTGGAGAGCCCCTCGAAATGTGTTTAGAATGAGTGAAGGCATTGATGATATCTTAAATAGATGGGATGATTATACATCAGCTGCTATCCAAACTGGAAAAAATTATAGTTGGTATAATAGAACTATTGAATTAATGGAAATTTACAAAAAAGTGTTATGAAACAGGAACTAATTCACGAATACAATACTTTAACAAAATTGGGTCTTTCTGTAAGAGAACCTCAAAATGGTTACAATGTAAATTTTATTCAAGGGGCTTTTTTAGAAGTATTAGGTAATCAAAAGAAAAATTATAGAGTTATAATGACTGATATGGATTCTGGAAACGTTATCCATAACGCCATTATACAAAACAATATGTGGACTCGAACTAATGTTCGTTATTTTGTAAGATGGCATATTCAAGTTTATGACTTATCTACAAATGAATTGGTTTTTGAACATAAATATAATCCTAAAAATCAACGAGTTTACATTCATATAGATTCGGCAGCTATCGGAGATACTTTAGCTTGGTTTCCTTATGCTTTAGAATTTAAAAAGAAATGGGATTGTGAAGTCGTAGTTTCAACTTTTAAAAATGAATGGTTCCAAAACCTTTACCCTGAACTTGAATTTATTTCTCCGGGTAGTGAGGTAAATAACTTATACGCTAAATATGGTATTGGTTGGTATTATAATGAAGACCATACCCCAGATTTAAATCACGTTCCTAGAGATTTTAAACCTTTTTCTCTTCAACAAACTGCAACTGATATTTTAGGTTTAGAATATAAGGAAATTAAACCTAAATTAGAATATCCTGATTTGCTTCGTCCTATTGAAGAAAAGTACGTTGTAATTGCCCCTCACGCTTCAGCACACGCCAAATACTGGATGTATCCTGGAGGGTGGCAAAAAATAATTGATAATCTAAATGAAAAAGGTTATAAAGTAATGATGATTACGCATGAACCTTTAGGAGATGATTGGCATGATTCTAAATTAGGAGGTACTTTACAAAACGTAATTGACGAGACTGGAAATCAACCTATCCAATATAGAATGAACCAGATTAAATATGCTGAAGCATTTATTGGAGTAGGTAGTGGTTTATCTTGGTTGGCGTGGGCTTTAGAAACCCCTGTAGTAATGATTTCTGGTTTTAGTGATCCTCATACAGAATTTGAGGATTGCGAACGTGTATCTACTCCTAAAGGATTTTGTACTGGGTGTTTTAACAGAGAATGGTTAAATCCTGGTGATTGGGAATGGTGTCCTGACCACAAAAACACTCCTCGTCATTTTGAATGTACTAAATCTATTACTCCTGATATGGTATTTAATTCTATTTCTAAAGTTTTAGATTTTTAACTAAGGTAAATATATTTATCATAGTAAAAAATTAACTTTGTTAGGTTATGTTCTTAAAAGATTAAATCAAAGTTGATCTTTATTAGAAAAGTTTAATTTCAAAATTATTATTTTGAAAAAAAATATAATATTTATAATAAAACATAACCTCGATTAAAATGGCAGAAACATTATTATCACCTGGTGTATTAGCTAGAGAAAACGACCAATCTCAAGTTACATCACAACCTGTTCAAGCTGGTGCCGCTATCATAGGCCCTACAGTAAAAGGACCTGTAGGTATTCCAACTTTAGTTACTTCTTATAGTGATTACATCAATAAGTTTGGTACTACTTTTACTAGCGCAAGCCAAGTATACAGCTTCTTAACCTCAATTTCAGCATATAATTACTTTACTAATGGAGGTAATTCATTGTTAGTAACTAGAGTTGTTAAAGATACTTATACTTCAGCAACTTCTTCATTTGTTGCTAGTGGTTCTAGTGCTATCGGTACTTCAGTGTTTACTTTAAAATCTATTGGTCAAGGTGAGCTTTTAAACAGCAGTGGTTCAACAAATGCCACTACTGGTGTTCTTAGTGGTGGTACTTCTGATAACTTTAGATGGGAAATTCCAACCCGTGATACCGCATCTGGTACTTTCTCATTAGTAATTAGAAGAGGTAATGATACTTTAAATGAAAAAGTAGCTTTAGAAACTTGGACTAACTTATCATTAGACCCAAAATCTCCAAATTACATTGCTAGAGTAATTGGTGATAGCTACAATACTATTGATACTTCAGATACTACTCCTTACGTTAAAACTGTAGGTACTTATCCTAATAAATCAAATTACATCTATGTATCTTCTGTAGGATTACCAACTCCAGATTACTTTGATAATAATGGTGTAGCTAAAGATATTTATACAGGTTCAATCCCAGTACTCCAAAGTGGTTCATTTGGGGGTGCTTCTGGTGTAGTAGTAGAAGCAAGTGCTGCTTTGTACGACAAAATTACTACAGGAACTAACATTCAAGGTTTAGACCAATCTGTTTATACTCAATCAATAGCACTTCTTGCTAACCAAGATGAATACCAATTTAATGTAATTACAGCCCCAGGTTTGATTATTGACAATGCTTCTACTACTGTTACTAAGTTAATTAACATGGTACAAGAAAGAGGAGATGCTTTAGCAGTAGTTGACCCTTCAGATTATGGTGCTACTTTAAATACTATGACAGCCGCAGCTGCTAATTACAATTCAAGTTACGCTGCTACTTACGCTCCATGGTTACAAATTACAGATCCAGATTCAGGTCAATTAGTTTGGGTTCCTTCTTCAACATTAATCCCAGGTGTTTATGCTTACAACGATAGAGTAGGTGAAGCATGGTTTGCTCCTGCTGGTTTAAGTAGAGGTGGATTAGCTACAGTAGTGCGTCCTGAAAGAAAATTATCACAATCTGATAGAGATACATTATACCAAGGTAATGTAAACCCAATTGCTAGCTTCCCAGGTTCTGGAGTAGTAGTATTCGGACAGAAAACATTACAGAAAAAAGCATCAGCTCTTGACCGTATCAATGTTCGTAGATTGTTAATTGCTCTTAAGTCTTACATCTCTCAAGTAGCAGATAACTTAGTATTCGAACAAAATACTATCGCTACTAGAAATGCATTCTTAAGTCAAGTTAACCCATATTTGGAATCAGTTCAACAAAGACAAGGTTTGTACGCATTTAAAGTAATTATGGATGATTCCAACAATACTTCAGATGTGATTGATAGAAATCAGTTAGTAGGTCAAATTTACTTACAGCCAACTAAAACTGCTGAGTTTATTTACCTAGACTTTAACGTATTACCAACTGGAGCTACTTTCCCAGCGTAATTCTTTAAAAACTGAATATTTATAACACGAATAAAATAACACACAACGCAAAATGGCAGTATTAGATCCCAACGAAATTTTCTTCACAGCTTTCGAACCGAAAGTACAGAATAGATTTATCATGTATGTAGATGGTATTCCATCGTATACTATCAAATCAATCTCGTCTGTCGGCTTCTCGCAGGAAGAAATTGTACTCAACCATATCAACACCTATAGAAAAATTAAAGGTAAGTTGAAGTGGAACGACTTAACAATGACTATGTTCGACCCTATCACTCCTTCAGGTGCTCAAGCTGTAATGGAGTGGGTGCGTTTACACCACGAGTCTGTAACAGGCCGTGATGGTTATAGTGATTTCTATAAGAAAGACTTAACTATTGATATTTTAGGTCCTGTAGGAGACATCGTTTCAGAATGGATCATCAAAGGTGCTTTTGTTAAAGCTGCTGAATTTGGTGAATACAACTGGGATAACGAAGCAGCTGCTCAAAACTTGACAGTTACTATCGGTATGGATTACTGCGTATTGAATTACTAAGAAAATTTTGCGATTTTTTTAAAGAGAGCTTGGCTT